CGCGATTAGCGGGTTTCGTTATTTTCTCAAAGTACTGGATACATTTCCAGTGTTATTTAAGCGTTGCCTTCAGCCATTGCGGCCAGCGCCGCATCGCGCTTTGCAGCTTCTTGCTGGTACAGGCTCCACAGAATGGTGAACAGTTCTGCGTGCGTCGCCGTCTTCCCGAGGTCGTTTCCGGTCAGCGGGTCTTTCAGTTCGATCACGCCGTCTTCGCTGAAGTACGTGGTGAACCCGCCGACTTCCTGCGCAATGGTCTGGTCGCCAATGGTGACGACGGTTTCCTCTTCAAACGCGGCATTCGGTGTTGCGCCGCGCTTGTTGTTCATGATGATCCTGGCGCATCGCTGGTAGCTTTCGCCGGTCACGGTGGATTGCTTGTAGTTCGGCATGTCAGCCTCCGGTGTTGATTTCAGGCTCGCGCAGTGCTGCAATCTCGGCTTCCAGCGACTCGATCTTTGCCGCCTGCGTCTGGATGGTTTGCAAATGCACGGCAACAATCCCTTGCGCCAGAACTGCCTCGCTCAAGGCGTTGTTGCGCTGGCGCTCCAGTGCGTTGATGCGCCCGTCGATTTCAAAGACATTCACTTCAGACATTGGTTCTCCTACCAAAAAGGCATGTAACGGGCGACGCCGCCGATTTGAATTGCAAGCCAGCCCTGAATCGTTGTTGCAGCGCCTGTCGGCCCAACGCTCGACATCGCCGTTGCGACAGAGCCGTTTGCGACGTTGCAGTTCACAAAGTTGATGACGCCCTGCGTTGAGCCTGTGCCGCATGTCAGGACAATGTTCCCGCCTGCTGCCGATGCGCCGTTGCCAGCCGTGATATTGATGTTTCCGCCAACGCCAGTCGTGACGCCTGCGTTTGCCGTGATGCTGATGCTTGACCCAGCACCCGTGCCAAGTCGCGTCCCGGTCGCAATTGTGATCGCGCCGCTTGATGCAGTGCCGCCAGTGACGTTCCCAGTGGTGATCGAGACAGCACCAGATGCCACGCTATTGGTTCCAGTGCCTGTGCCAAGACTCAGAGCGCCAGAACCGCCAGCCGTTGTATCTCCGGTCTTGATGTTGATCGCCGCAGAGCCTACGCCAGAAGTTCCGGCGCCAGTCGTGATCGTGACGGTTCCAGGTCCGGTTGCAACAGTGTTCCCGGTTGTGATCGTGATGTCACCTGACTTTCCAGACGAAGAACCGCCGATTCCCGTGGAAATCGTTACATTCCCGCCAGTCCCGGTCGTACCGCCAGCAGCGCCCGATGTGATCGTGACCGCCCCGCCAGTTGCATTCGTCGCGCCCCCTGCGCCACCCGTCAGGCTCAATGCGCCGCCAGCCAGAGCAAGTCCGCCAGAACCAGCCGTAATGCTGACTGCGCCGCCAACGCCGCCCGTGGTCGTTGTCGAACCTGCCCCGGCAGTGATAACCACCGGACCACCTGCAACAGAAGCAATTGCACCCGCAGCACCGCCTGTAATGACAACGCCGCCAGAGTTACCAGACTGGGCAGATTTTGAAACACCGCCGCTGATCGTGACAATGCCGCCGCGATTTGATCCGCCAGATCCGGTTGACGATCCTGCTGTGATGTTGACGTTTCCAGCGACGCCAGCGGCATCACCTCCTGCAATGGTCGCCGTGCCGCCAGCACCAGGGCTACCCCAAGCGCCGCCTGTGAATGTTGCAGATGCCGCGCTTCCACCATTTGACGCGCCGCCAGCGATGGTTGCCGTCCCGCCATCTGATGTTGCAGAACTTCCGCCATTTGCGCCTGCCGTCACATTGACCGCACCGCCGCCGCCCGTACCAGTTCCGGCGCCTCCAACCAGCGAAGATGCGCCGCCTGCGTTGTCCGTAGCTCCGGCCCCGGCAGTGATCGAGACTGCGCTTCCCGTCGTCCCGCTGCCTGCCGTCCCATTCAATCCGGTCACAGTCACGGCGCCGGTCCGGGAGATGTTGATCGTGTCCACCGCACGGGTTTGCACGCGGAACGGGTTGGCCGTAGATGCTGCTGCCGTCGCCATGCTCACCAGATACTGCGAACCAGAGCCGCCCGTCGCTGCCGTGGTTTCGCCGAACTTGAATGCAACCTGCGCCGCCGTGGTCTGCGCCCAGTTCCATGCGATCGGGTTGTCGCCGTTGGCAATGGTTGCCGATCCAGTCGCCGCCACAACGCTGTTCAGGGTCGTGTTGGACAGCGGATGTACGTGGTCATACCGCGCCGCGCCGGCGCCGACGCCTGATGTCGCAACGCCGTTGGCCAGCGGAGTGGCATTGGAATACGTTGCGCCGGCAGCGCCTGCCAATACCTGCTGCACGAACGCAGTCGAAGCCGCCTTCGTGCTGTTCTCCGATGATCCGCTGATGGTCGGAACCAGAACCGAAGTGCAGGAACTGAAGTCGTGCGCGCCTGTCCACGTCTGTCCGGTCGTCACGCCACGCAGGCCGATCGCCGTTTCTGCCGTGGCAAAGCCCGTCTGGATCAACGCGAACTCTGCGCGAATCAGCGGGGATTGCCCGCGGGTGTTGGTCACCGGGTTGCCGGTGACTGAGTAGTAGGCCATTGTTGGTTTCCCCTTTCAGCGCTCGACGCGCCGCTCGGAATACAGCAGGGTCACGCCCTGGACGGTGTGGCTCTGATCCTGTGCGCGGTCGGAATAGAAGAAGAACGAGATGTTCTTTTCGGTGCCCTCGATGGAGATCGACGGGTCCGCAAAGATTTGCGTGTCCCAGGTGAACTGGTCCCAAGTGAACTGGTCCCAATACCCGCCACCACCAATCAGCGGCGTGTCCGATGCAATCGCACTCGGATTCGCATTCGGTGTTCCGTAGCCAAGGTCATAGGACACATTGACCTGTGCATACCCTTCTGCCTTGACTTCAAACACAGCCCTGCGGAAGCGCTTGCGCAGTCGTGGCGACTTCAGGTTGTTGAATGCTGGTCGAATCCATGCCGGAATCGTGGAGCCGTCGAAGCTGGTCCCGATGTTGTCCCGGTAGATGTAGCCGTCATCCGAGCCGAAGTACGTTACTTCTTCGCCTGTAGACAGCGTAGCCGTTGTCATGCAACGCACAACGCGGCCATAGTTCAGGTACATGATGCCGTCCACCGCGCCGCCCGTCAGGCCGACCACGATCCCGGTGTTGTCGTTGAAGTACAGACGGTATTGGTTCTTGACCTGGCTGGAAGTCGAAGCCGTTTCCAGTCCCCGCTTGGCCGTGATCAGCGACTGGATAAGGTGCGTGATAGACGCATATTCAAAGTCGCCGTAGGTCAGCGTCGTGATCATGCTCTGCACGCCGCGAGCAGTCAGGCCGTAGATGTTGTTGCCCACTGGCTGGGCAGTGAAGGCAGAGAAACCCAGGTCAAAAGTGGAGATGACAAGCTGGAAGTCTGCCGAACTTGACCCATAAAGCATGTACGTCTTGCCAGACGTGAAAATGCCCATTGCAGAGCCTTGGCTTGTGCCGCCCGATGGGATCATCCCGGTCACGTAGTCGCCCGTTGCAATTTCCCCGGCGCCCAGCACTGCGGTCCATGAGTACGGTGCGCCCAATGCGCTGAACTGCACGCTTCCAAGGAAACTCAGGAACAGGTAATTCCGGTGCGCCTGGATGTGCGTCGGCGCGTCCGTAGTCATTCCGGTGCGAATCTGGACATAGGTCGTGCCGTCGAACTCGAAAGCCTTGTTCACCCCGTCACAGCCGTACATCTTCTTCGTGGCTGTCGAGCCAGTGAAGTTGGCATTGACGAACTCCATCGAGCCGCCCGGTGCGCGTGTGATCGCAGCACCAACCGATGTGGTCGTGCAGTAGGTCACCGCCAGCGCGTTGTCTTTGATCAGTTCGCCGCTGGAGAAAGTCCCTGCCGTGACGGTGTAGACAATCGAGCCCACGCCAGTCCCGGACCATGCGCCTGCACGCAGCAGGACAGCAGTCACAACACCGGTTGCGCCACTTGTCGCGCCCTTGATGGTCTGCCCGACTGTCGGAGCCAGTACGCCCGTGCTGAATGTGAACTCGTTGCCAAAAGTCACTTGCGACCAACCGGACGCCGTGCTTTTGTACATATCGCCAGCAGTCGCGCCTACGTTGTCACGGAAGGCGTACACCACGTCGTTGAACACCCATACGCCGCGAATCCGGCCCGAGCCTGGTACTGCGCTGATGCTGGTCCGCAGATCGTTAGCCGCCAGCAACGTGTAATCGGCATCGTCTGACGGGTCACCAGACCCGCCCACTGTCGCCGTGGACGTGGAGACTGCCTGCGTGGCAGCAGCCACTTGGAGGTTTTCACCGGAAACGAATGTCCCGGTGACGCGGCCTAGAATCAGGTCTTGGTTGGAGTTGAACAACCCCAAAGCCTTTCCTGTTGCGCCGCTTGTTGCGCCTGTCACGGTATCGCCGACAGCGATGGTCCCGGTCAGGGTGATGTTGATCAGCGAGTAGGTCGCCGCGGTCGGTGATGTGTGGCCGTCGAATCGCTCATACCCATTGATGCGCCGGTAGCCGCCTGAGATTTCAGGCTCATAGTTCTGGGCATCAAAGCACTTTCCGGGAAACAGTTGGATGGCCGGCGTCAACAGATCGAGTCCACCCTTCATCGGGTAGTAGTCCTGTTTGACGGGCGGGAACTTCATGCCAGCGGCGCCGCCTGAACCATCTCGGGGAGTTGGTTGTTGTTGAGTATCTTCATCATCTGCGTGAAGCCCTGCTCGCCCATCGCGTAGGTTTCCTGCGCCGCTTCAAATGCCCCGTAAAGCATCATGGCGCGGTAGACGATGAGCATGTGATAGCGCGTCGGCAGGGCTGGCGTGTCCGTCGTTGCCGAAAGCTCGGACGGCGTTTTGTAGTACCGCCCAGTGACGGTGTACCCGGTAGCGCAGTTCGGGCCAAAGCCAAGCGACTTGTCGGGCGTGATCGTGAACTCGATCGGGCGCGAGTAGACATTGCGGTTCGCGTTGAACTGGTAGACGTTCCTCCACTGCTCGTAGGGGATGTAGTCCATCAGAATGTCGGACGTGTTGCCCACAGAGGTTACGTAGTTGCGGAACGTGTCGCGCCTCCAGTTGCCCCAGTCTGTCAGTCCGACATCCGTGGGTGAATAGGTCGCCGTGCCGGTGGTTGGGGCAAACGAGAAGTCGGCCTCCATCCACTGCCAGTCTTCCCGCTTCATCTGGATTTCCATCCACGCCTCGTTGATCCAGTCAGCAAGGCGGTTCATTTCCTCCGGCAGACTTGCCAACGTCGTGGCATCGGCGCCAGAGACTCCGCATCTGCGGCGCAGCCGGTTGACAAGTTGCAGGTAGTTCATGGCATCAGTAGTTCGAACGCATCACCTGGCGCAGCCATTCGGCGCCCTTGGGATTGCGGTCTTCCAGCACGCTCAGAGTCACCGCTGAACTGGTCGCTCGTGAGATGCGGTTGGTCGGGCGCTCGGCTTCCTGGTCTTCCACCAGCGTTTCGATGGTGTCGGGCTTGGCGCGCAGCAGCACTTCGACGTACTTGCGCTTGGTCGTGACTTGCCTGTTCACCGGCAGGCAGTTGAAGACTTGCCAGCGTCCACCGACAAACACTTCGGCCCCGCGTCCATTGACCCAGCAGTCCACCACTTCCGGCGGGTTCTTCTCCCGCGACGGATGGATGATGATGGTGATCGGCTCTTCCGACATCGCCAGTGCAGCGCTGTATTCCTTCTCCAGCGTGGTCGCGTCGGCCACGATGATCTGCTCACGCGGCAGTGCGTCGCCGTCCTGGAAAACGATGTCGTCCTTCTGCCCGATGGGCAAGTCGGTGTTGACGGTTTCCCGGCGCGAGCGTCGGATGGGGGTGTTGAGTGCGTCGTTCAATTGAACTCTCCAGAAATGCAAACGGCCCCCGAAGGGGCCGTCCAAACAATCAACCTTGCGGGTTGATCAGCCGATGGCAACCCACTGCCCGGTCGTGCTGGCAGCGATCGCCGCAAGAGTCGCGTTCTGCGAAATCTTGACGTAGCGGCCCTTGGTGTTGGCCGTGCCGTCGGAGTCGCAAACCGTGATCCCCTTGTTCGTGGTTTCAATGGTCCGGGTGCCGGCTGCTGCGGTCTTCACGCAGGTGTCAGCCGTCATGCCCTCGTACCACTCGACCTTGATGCGGTCGGTCACGTTGTCGTAGGCGAAGTAGCGCGGCGTGAAGCCCACTTGCTGCACCACGTAGTCCGCGGCAGTGATGGCCGTTCCATCGAACGTGATGCGGCCAACCTTGACTTGGGGCGCATCGGTCGGTCCCGTGTTACCCACGGTGGTGAAAGTCGTGTTGTTTGCCATGATGGTGGCTCCTTATGCAGACAAGAGAACGTTGGGGTCGAAGGCGCCGACAGGCGACACGTACACGGTGGTTGCCGTGTCCAGCGCTGTGGTGCCGCCCGTGAAGGTCGATGCGTAGGTGATCACGAGGTAACCAACCAGGCATTTGCCAACAGGGAACGGGGGGAACTTCACAGCAGCAAGCGTGGCGCCTTCAGTCCCTGCGGCCGCCGTGACGGTGGATGCAGAGTCAATGAAGAAGCACACGACGTTGTATTTGCCCGCCGTGATGGTGATGCCGGTCAGCGCCGGCATGTCGGTGCTGCCTGCGATCGTGACGGGAACGCCGTTGGCAATCCCGTTGAAAGCAGCAGAACCAGTCTTGGCAAGAGTGCCGCCGCCAGCCTTGATGACAAGGCCAGCGGTAGAGGTCGCAACGGAGGAGAACCGATCGGCCAGGGCATTCAGCAGCGGAAGCAACGCATTGCGATCCGAAACCGATGCCAGCGCCGCGAGTTGCTGGTTGACGTATGTGGTCATGTTGGTGTCCTTTCGAGGGGGATCACTCCCCCTCTATCCGTCAGGCCGGCAGATTCTTGCGACCGACGTTGCCAACAGCCATCCAGCCGTTGTTCTCGATCATCACGGCCTTCCACCAGATGGTGCCGGCGTAGCCGCGCTGCCCGTGCGGATCAGACTTGGACTTCTGCCCAGGCGGCAGGAACGTCGGGTCCAACGCGCTGATGCCGCGCACCGCGATCTGGCTCCAGGCGTCCGCGCCGGCCACGATGAACGGGTACACATCCAGAGATGTGCCGGTCGTCGAGTACAGGTTGGTTGCGCCGACAGCCGCGCCGCCGTTCTGGATCGAAGGCAGGTCAGGCGAAGTGATAAAGCGGAAGCGCTCGCATTTGCCGATCTCGTTTTCCATCGGCGTACCAGTGGCGTACTTCTCCGCAGGGATGAAGCCCGGCAGATCGCGGATGTCCGGCTCGAGGTCGGTGTGGCAGTACACGAGGTAACCCGCGGGCGCCGCATCGGTGCCGTAGTTCGGGCCAGCCTTCAGGACCGACGTGACCGGCTTGGCATGGTTGGCCTGCAGGTTCTGCACGATCTTGCGGATCAGGCCCAGCGTCAGGCCGCCGTTGACAGTCGCCACCGTGGTGCCGGTGCCGCCGTAGTACGCATTGGTGCACGCTTTGAGCGCGCCGTAGATGATCATCTCGTTCACGAAGGTGACGCGCTCGCCGATCTGGGTGACCATCTCGCCGGGAATGTCGTCTTCGTACAGGTTGAACGTCTTGTCCGTGAAGCCGTACAGGCAGGAGTACTGCTGCAGGATCACGGTCGTGTCCACCGGCGTGATGCTGTCCGGCGTGGGCGTCACGCCTTCAGCAACCAGGTGCTGATTGGCGATGGCCGTTGCGCGGTCGGAGCTGTTGCCGTCCTGGAAGAAGCGGTTGATGGTGTTGCGGTCCGTGGACGTTGCACCGTAGGGCAAGAAACGACGTGCCACATACGTGTCCGACTGGTTCTTGGGCATCTGGACTTGACGGCCAGTGCGCCCGAGAACTTCTGCCGGGACGGCATGGGCGAGGATAGCGCCCTTGAACTTGTTGATACGCCCTGTGTTTAAGGCGAACGTTTGGAGTGCCATTTAAGGCTCCTTTCGATTGGTTTCAGCCGTTTTTGAATCCGGCTATGAATTGGTCTTCATCCGTCGGGCCTCCGGCGTGTCCGCCTGATCCCTTCGGTTGCGCTGCTGCTGCAAGGAGTCGCTGGCGATTGGCGCCGTCCTGTTTCACGGGTGTCGGCGTCGGTGTGGGTGTGGCTTGCTTGGCCTTGAAGGTCTTGTAGTCAGTGATCACGTCCGCGATGTACTCGCCGTCGATCGATGCAAGGAATTCAGCCTGTTTGTCGGCCGGCATGGTGGTTTGCCACGCCTTGAATTCATCGCTGCGAACAACGTCTTCCCAGTCACGGTGGTACAGACGGAGAAGCTTTTTCTCCATCGGCAAGACCTTCTCGGTCACGCCCTTCTGCACACGTCGATCAATTTCCTCGGGGTCGAACTGCGAAGATCCGCCCGTGAGCGCTTCACCCAAGTCCTCCTCCAGCAACTTGCCCAGTTCGGGGAACTCGGCATTGACGCGCTTCAACTGGCCAGGGGTCAGCTTGTTGCGGGTCTGCTGAAGTTGCTCCAGCTTCTGCTTGAGTCCACCAACGTGGCCGCTCAACACATCGATCTTGTTCTTGCTGTCCTGACGGATTTGGTCAACGTCAGAGGCAGCCTTCATCAAGGTCTGGAACTGTTCTTCGGTGATCTGCGCGAACTTTGGCTGCTCGGCAGGGGGATCGCTCGGACCAGCATCATCTGCTCCGGTTTCAACGGTGGCTGAGTCAGGCGTTGTCGTCTGCTCTCCACCGTCAAAGCCGGCATTGAATGCGGCTGCATCCTGTTCGGATGTCGTTTCGACTTCCTCGGTGACTTCTTGCCCTTCGGGTTGGGTTGCCATTTGCACATCTCCAGAAACACAAAAGCCCGCTCAAGGCGGGCCAACTCGCAGCAGGCGTTGTCGTCGGCTGCATCTATTTGCCGTCACGAAGGGCGGCGGGAAACTCTCTCAGTCTGGAATGGCTGGATCCCGATCCAGACTGATCAACACTTTGATTTCGGCGATCTGGCCGCGCTTCTTGGCGGTCAGGCTTTCATCCATGTCCAGATCGTTTTCAGCGCGAAGCCGTGCCAGGCGCTGCTCGAGATGGGCCTTGAGCTTCAGCCACGTCGGGCTGTTGCGGTCGGCAATGTTGAACTTGATGCGGTCGGCGCTCATGTGAATTCAATCCATGATGCGTAATTTCGCCTGTTGCTTTTTTTGTGGTTATAGACAGCCGGGACAACCGCCACATTGAATCCGTTATGCAGTCCGCAAACATCTTTTCCTTGGAGCGGCTCTATGTGGTCAACATGCCATTTAACGCCTGTCATTTCTTCCCGAATGATTGCAAGTGCAGTGGCCTCGTTGAGCACCAGACGATCAAACTCTTCATCCCAACTTGATGTTGCGCAGATTTTCCGCGCTCTGCGTGTGTGAACCTTCTCACGCACGTAAGAAAGATTCTTTTCTGCCCATTTTTTGACGGTTGCTTTTCTCTTATCCGGTTGCTCTGCAAAGCGCATTTTTTGCGCGAGCGCCAACCTTTCTTTGTTTGCGTTTCTGTATTTCGCCTTGATTGCCAGAACGCGGTCCTTGTTGCGTGACACCCAACGTGTGTGCGCTGATTTCACTTTCTCTGGATTTTCCTTGGCGTATTGGCGGCGCGTTGTTGCAGCCTTGTCCTTGTTATTTTTGTACCACTCTTTTGTTTTTTCAGAGGCACCTTCCAACTCGCACGTTTTGCACCTGGGCCTGCGCCCAAGTTTCCCTGTGGGAAGTGGATAGAACTCAGACAGCAGTTTGACTACTCCACATTTGGTGCACTGCTTTTCATTCATCGCGCAAACGCCTGCCCATCGGGAGCGCGTCCTGCTGGCTCTACTGGTGCTGCAATCACTTCGCCTGCGTGTGAAGCTACGTGTTTATCAGCGGCAAGCGCCATGCGAGACTCTTCCTGCTGAACCCTCAGCTTCATTGTGGTCTGTGCAAGTTCCGCCTTGATCTTCTCCAACTCTTTCTTGATCGAGTTGTTTTCCTTGTAGATTTCCAGTTCCCGACGAAGCTCCAGTTCTTTTGCGTTTGCATCGGCATCAATGCGTGCGCGCTCATTCAATGAGTTCTGGAATGCTGTGTCTCTGTCTGTGTCAAGTTTCTGGCGCTCCACGCTTGCATCTGTCGTCATCTTGGCGGCGTCGATTCGCGCCTTGGCCTGAATGTTCGCCGCCGTGATGCGCGGATCTTCCGGTGGCGGCTGCTTCGCTTTCTCTGCCTTCTCTTCCTCGGTGTACATGAACTTGCGTGGGTCCATGCGCTTGCCGCGGTAGACCTCTTCGATCCACTTCTCAGGGTTCAGCCCGAATGCCTGGTTGAGCACCACGTTGGCCTGGCTCATCAGGAACTTCTCCTGAATCGCTTTTTCCACCAGGTTGATCGAGCCCTTGGCGTTGATGTCGAAGTCGCCTTTTTCCTCGTCGGGCACGTCAGGGTCCATCAGCAGGTACTCGTAAGACTGGTGCACCACGGGTTCTGTGACGTGATCATCCACCGAATAGCCCTGATGCCGAAGCAGCGCGTTGGCGTTGTCGTTGTGGATTTCTGCGGCGCCGAAAGTCTCCGGCGTGTTGTCGTCCGTCTTGCCTTGGCTGATCAACGGGATATTGGTCGCCTCTTCTGCCAGCTTGAATGCGTAGTTGATGATGTCCATCAACTGCGCGCCGACGTTGGGAATCTGGAAGATGTTGAACGCCTTGCGCACGTCCTCCACCACGATGCCATCGTTGACTTCCCAGAACTTGTCGGGCGTGATGCTCCAACTGTTGTCCATCGGGGAAATCACGTTGCGGTCGATGACGATCTGCGAGCCGGCTGAAATCCCGGCATTGTTGAGAATCGTGCGGGTGGCGGCGTTCACCATGCGCTGCGGCAGGAAACACTGCTCACCGACTCCCACGCCGGTCCAGCTCCCGGCCCTGCGGCTCCACGGCAGCGGGTGGTATGGGAACTCACCGGAGTCCAGCGGGTGCACGGTTGCCCGGATCACGGTGTCGTTCACCAGCGTGATGATGGCGTGCGCCTCGACCAAATCATCGGGCAAGTCTTCGATGCCGACGGCGTTTGCCGCCTCCATGTCCTTGCGGCTGAGGGTTCCCGTGAAGTACCAGATTTCAAAGCGCTTGTCGTTCTTTTTCTCGTTCGGGTTCGTGCCTTCGGTGTTGCACTTGCCCGGACCCTCCTCGAGTACCTTGTCGATCTGTTCGGCCAGATACACCGGTGTGCCGTCGATGCCTGTTTGCCGCTTCAAGCTCTTGAGCTTGCGCGGGCTCATAAAGTCGCGCTCAAATACAAAGTCGCCGTCGTGGATGTCTTCGCCGCAAGTCCCGTCAGGAAAGAAGTTCCAGACATCCATCCACTTGTAGCCTGGCTGCGCCTTCTCGATGATCTCGATGGCAATGCCGCCCGGAACCTTCTTGGCGGCCTTGTTCTTCTTCATCGTCGGAATCGGACCCTTGAGAACGCCGGTGCCGATGCGTGCGCTGTCAAATATCACCTTGCGCATTTCTGCGGGGTAGTTCGACTCCACCATCCAGTCGTAGATGCGCTTCTCAGCCTTCTCTGCGGCGTCGGCGGCCTGGTCCAGCTTTTCCTTTGCCAGATCTGCCACTGTCAGCGGCATGCTGGTCGGTGCCGGCTGTCCTTGCGGCACGGCTGCCAGTTCCTTTTCGGTCGGCGCGCGGGTCAGCGGCTGCTGTCCTGCGACCAATTGCGTCGGGTCGTCCTTGAGCGAGACAAGATCGGGCTGCGGCGTCGGTCCGAAGCTGAATGGTTTGCCGTCGATCGGCAGCACAGTCTCCGAGACTCGCGCGGCGCCGGCGTCCACGTAGCGCGATGTCAGCCGCACAAAAGCCGATGACTTGTTGCTCGATTCATTGGTGGCATTGGTCGTCACCGGGCCAGACATGGCGATCGGCTTGGCCCACTTCGCACCGGAGTACTCGCCGCGGTTGGCGTCATCGATGCACAGATACGCCTCTTCGCACTTCACCCAGATGTCTTCGACGCCGGACTCCTTGCGCGCTTTGATCGCCTCGTCACGCTTCTTGGCGATGGCTTCTCCGAGTGCTTCGATCTTCTGCTGCTTTTCGGCGTAGCTCATCCCCTTCTTTGCGGACGTGTCAGGACCGTACTCCTGCAGCTCGTCTGGGAGGTCTTTGTCGAAGGACATCAGGCACCGCGGAAGTAGGCGCGACGGGCGACGAGCACGACGGTCAAGGATGTGGTTCCATCGCCGGCCGTCACGTTCGGGCGAGCCAGTTGGGCCAGTTCCATGACTTGCTCGATCTTGGCGGCCGTGAAGTCCAGCGCATCGCCCTGCGGGTCGGTCAGCGTTGCCCAGGTTGTGCCGCCGTCGTTGCTGCCCTGCCAGCGCAGGTTTCCGCCCGCGCCGAAGGTGCCCAGAACCTGAACCGATCGGTCGGCGTAGTTCAGCATGTCAAACGGCGAGCCGACATCGCCATTGGCCATCGTCTCCCACGTCATCTTGATGCCGTAGTCGCCGAGCGTCGCGGGGGTTGGGGTAATCGTTGCCATGCTTCCTACCTTCTCCCGCGTCTGCGGGCCGTGATGATCCAATCGCTGACGGCTGTTGCGTCACCGGAAAGGACGTTGATTGCGATGGTGTCGCTCTCCTCCAGCCAGGCCAGAGAAGATTGAGATGCCGCTGTGATTGCCGCGGCCGCGATGTCGTCTGCTTCAGCCCATGAGATGGAGGCTGATGCGCTTGATGTTTCTGAGATAGCCGCGGTGTCGTTGCCCTCTGTCCACGCAAGATTCGCCGCGTTGGAAGAGCTCTCTGTCACCGCAACGGTATCGTCTGCCTCGGTCCAGGCTGCCGTGATCGTTGTTCCGGTGACTGGCGCAAATACTAGCTGCTGCTCATCGGGCCACAACTGCCACGGATTCTGTGCAATGGCTGCATGGCCTGCTGCGCCGAGGTTCCCACCAAGCCAAATCCCAGAATGCTCATATGTACCGACAAATGGATACTGACTGTCAGTCTTTAACCCGATTCTGACGCCGTAATCTGTGAGCGTCCCAGGGTCACCGGCTGATGTTGGAGTTGATGCAACCCTCACTCCATCAACATAAATCACAATACCGGAAGCACTTACCGAACCGTCGTAATCCCATCCAAATGTATGCGGCTTGCCGTCGTTGAATGCGGCGGTTGAGATTGCCGATATGTATGCCCCGGCATACTGCGTGCCCATCCAGAAACCAATGTTTCCGCTAGGGTAAAGGATGAACTGCCAGCCACCAGAAGCGGCCACATTCCAGTTAGAAATGAGCGCTCCAGTGGTTGCCGTGAGCGACGCCCGCACGATGCCAGAAAACTTTGTAGTTTTCTGTACTGGAATGGCACCAACTGGAATCTGTACATAGCTCGTGCTGACAAAAGCACCGCCAGCACCGCGCCACTGCACCGCGTTGGCAGTTCCAGAGGCGTTGCGCCTGCCAACAACATCATTAACACGCGATCCGCCGCCTTCATTAAACGGCCAGAACGCCGCAATATTTTGCGCAAGCGGCGCAGTGCGGTCGATTAACGCACCGGGTAGCGGCTTACTCACCGCCATGATTACGCAATCGAGTCAATGGTGGAATACTTGACCTGCACGGCCCATGCTTGCGTAAACAGGCTTCCATCAGCCACAGCACGGATGCGCAACGCCTGTGGAGGAATCGCCACCGGGCTAAAAATCGTGGCAGAGTCGTACATCGTGCAGGAGGTCGCAGCGTTGACCAGTGCATCCTCCACCGTCACACTCGTCGCTGCAACAATGGACTTGATACGCGCCCACTCGCTATTCCCGATGGTCCCGTTGTCGATGAAAATAACATCTCCAGCAGCAAGGTTCGTGGTGGATGCGCATGTGATCGTCGTTGCGCCTGCCGCTACTGTGCCTGTCACTGCTTCTGCCTCACACGCTGCAAAGTCACCTGACAGAATGGCGAACGGAAACCATGAGTTGTCGCCGCTTGTCGCGTAGCTTGC